ACAATATAGTTGCTAGTGCAGGAATGAAATTGTTATGGGGGGGTGTTGCCGAAGGTTGGGTGATGGCAACGCAGGATGTATGGAGACATCCTATCGTCATTGCTAGAGCAATCAAAAAAAATTTTGAAGTTCTAGCAGAGAACAATAAAATCAAAAGAGTTCAAACAGCAGTTAGAGCTGACTTTGACATTGGTTTGAAGTTTGCTAAATGGCTTGGTTTAAAAAATGAAGGTTTGATGGAATACTATGGTATTGATGGTAGTCATCATTATAGATATGCGAGGATATTTTAAATGGGATTTTTAGCGGCAGCAGGACCAGCAGTAACGGCAGCATCTCCGTATGTTGCAGCAGGTACAGCATTTGCAGCAGGTCGTCAAGCGTCTGCTATGGGAAAATACAATCAAGGTGTTCAAAATAGAAACGCAAAAGTATTAGAACAAGACGCAAAAGCAATAGAGCAAAAAAAAGAATTTGATATTGCTAGATTTGATAAAGAATTTGTAAAACTCCAAGGTAAAACAACAACTCAAATATTATTTTCGGGTGCAGAATTATCTGGTACTGGATTAGAAATTCTAGCAAATAACTCAAGAGAAGCTGAAATAGAAAAAGATTTGATTGAGTATAATGCTAATATAAATAAATCAAGAAAATTTGAAGAAGCTAACTTTGCTCGTATGCGAGGAAGTATTGCAAGGCAACAAGCTAAAGCAACAGAGCTAGGTTATTATGCAAAAGCTGGTTCAAGTTTATTAACAGCGATGGGTTAAAATGGTAAAAATTCCTACATTTACATCACAGCAAAATTTAACAGATCAATCAGGATCAGTTACAACTAATATTCAAGTTTCACCAACTGCAACTGCTGCGGCAGCTATTTTACCTGCTGCTGAACAAGTTACTACATTTGCAATAAAAAAAAGAGACTTATCTGAAAAATTAGAAGCTAATAAAATTAGTTCAAGTATCAAAGGAGAGATAGATATATTAATAAAAAAAAATGAAAAAAATGCAAATGAAGAAGATGTATTAAATAAATTATCTACAGATTTTGATAATTTAAAAAAAACAAAACTTTCTAACATTAAGAACAGAAGAATAAGAGAAAGAGTAAATAATCAATTAGCTTTAGAATATCCAGAATATGTAAATACAATAAAATCAAATTCTTTTACAGCTCTTAAATCTCAATCTTTAGAAACAGTTAATAATAAATTAAATGACATAACTGCAAAATATTCGACAACAATAAATCCAAAATTAAAAGAAAAATATAAAAAAGAGGGTGAAGCATTGCTTGAAGGTTTTAAAAATGATTTTGAATTAGATGATTTTACTTTTAATAAAAAAAAGAAAGCATTTAGTGCTAGTTTAATTACAGGAGATATTTTATCTTTAGCAGGAACAGAAGGTTCAGTAGAAAAAATAAAACAACTTGATGCAATAAATGGTGGAGAAAAAACTTTATCTAATGCAGAATTTGCTGCTGGAATAGTAACGGGTTATGAAAATAAGATTACTGAACTTACTATTGTTGGTGATCCTAATGCAGACTTTGATAAAGCTCAAGCATTGATTGATGAAGCAAGAAACATAGAAAGAGAAAATGGTTTTAAAGTTGATTTTGGAGCATCTGCAAAAAAATTAGATGATTTAGAAGAAAAAATTATTGCACAAAAAATTACACATGAAAGTAGAATAGACCTTATAAATCAAGGAAAAGAATTGAATGAATATATAACAAGTCAAAAATCTATTTTAAGAAAATCTTTTACAAATGATTTTGGAACTTTAGGAGCAGACGATAGTCCAGAAAAAGCAGTAGAAGCACAAAAAGAATATGACATTAGAATGGATAAATATTTAAAACTAAATTCAGATGCTTCTATAGAAGAAAAAATAGACTATGCGGGTGATTTAACAAATTTACTTAAAGATAAATATCAAGATATTGATATTGAAAAATTTAGCACATTTAATTTAGAAAGAAATAAATTTGAATTAGTTTCTGAAACTAAACAAATAACAAATTCTGTTAAAATTTATCAAGAGTACGCATCAAATCCAAAAGGATTTATTGAGAAAAGTGATAATCCTGAAGCTGCAATGGAAATAATTAAAGGAATAGAAAGCAAAGCAAAATTAAATGGTTATGTAGATGAAAAAGGAAATGGTGATGTTTTTGCTTTTTATAACAGATTTATAGAAATTGTAGAAAATAGAAATCCAGAATAATGACAAAACTAAATGAAAAATCATTAAAGGCTTTAGAAAATTTTTCTGTAGAATATCCAAAGCATCAACCAATCAATTCAGGATTAATAAAAGAACCTGATGAAGAAGATTTTAATTTTTGGAATACTTTAGGAGACATGGCTTTGTCTGCTCCTCAAGGTGTTGTTAATGCAGTAGAAGAAACACAAGATTTTATAGACGATAATATTATATCTCTTGGTGGGTTAGAATTTGGCGATGGAGATGGCAGAACTTCTTTTAGAGATTTTATACCAAGATTTGTTCCTCCTTCTAAATGGAAAGCAGAAAATTATTCAGATAAAAGACAATTTCCTGAATTTCACAAACCTAAAACAACAGCAGGTAATATTACTGAAGGTATGGCAAGATTTATTACAGGTATGATTGGACCAAATAAATTTTTTAAAGCAGTTGGTTTAAAAGGAACTATAGCTAAAACAGGTTTTAGAGGTATGGGTGCAGGAGCTGTATCAGATTTAACAGTATTTGATCCAAACGAAGGAAGATTATCAGATATGCTTGTTGAGTTTAATTCTCCTATTTTAAATAATGCAGTTACTCAATATTTAGCTACAGATGAAAACGATACTGAAATGGAAGGAAGAATAAAAAATGTTTTAGAAGGAATGGCTATTGGTGGACCGCTAGAAATATTATTTGGTATCAAAGCATTTAAAAAGGCAAAAAAAACTCAAGACTTTAATAAAAAACAAAAAATATATAATGAACATGGAAAGGCAATTAAAGATTTAAAAAAAGGTAAAAAAACCAAAAGAGTTAAAAAAATATTAACTGAAGATAATCCCGGTCTTAAAACAGAAAAGATTTTAGAGAAGATAAAGATAGGTGAAAAAACTGCAAAAAAAGATGCAGAAAGTTTTATTAAAAAAATATTAAATGTAAGAGGTTTTAAAAATCAACAAGAAGTAGTTGAGGCTGTAGATCAAATAGATAATTTATTTGATGATACTGCAAGAGATTATTTATCATCTGATGTTCTTAAAAATTCAGAAGCTGAAGAATTAGCAAACATTCTTGCAAGAGATAAAGATGAAATATTAAAGGCTTTACCAAAAGATACAGAAAAAGCAAAACAAGCAACAGTTAGAATGTTAGCTTTGAAAAAAATAATTCAAGAAATAGCTATAGATGCAAAAGATACTGGTAAAAAATATTTAGATGAGTTTGGAGATGATTTTGAGAATTGGACTGAAGAAGCTAGAAAAGATATTGCTTTAAAATCTACTTTGTTAAGAGACACAGTTTATTTTTTAAAAGAACAAATTAGGGGTGCAGCAAGAGTAACTCAAGCTGGAAACATAAGCGTTACAAGAGCTGGAGGTAAAAGATTAAATGTTGATGAAATGGTAGCAAGTGTAAATAGATTTGCTAAAAATCCTGCTACACTTTCTGCACAATGGCAAAAATCATCTATAGAAGAAATAGTAGATAGTGTTGCCAAAACTAAAGGTCAAAGAAGTATAGAAGTATTTAACTCTTTGTATATTAACTCTTTACTATCTGGTGTCTTTACTCATGCTGTCAATATTAAATCAGGTTTGTATGAAGCAATCATTAGACCAATAGAACTTATAGGTGGTGGTATTGTAGGTAAAGATAGTAGATCGATTGCTTTGGGTTTTGCACAATACAAAGGAATGATTATGTCTATGGGTGATGTTGTTATTGCAACAGCTAAAGCATTGAGACAAGGTGATGCTTTGCTAGACCCTCTTTCAAGAACTCAAGATAATTTACAAATTGTAAATGGTCGAGCTGTAAGACCGATCAGTGGAGAAAATTTAGGATTTCAGGGTTTTGCTGGAAAAGCTATAGATTGGTTTGGAGCTATAGTTGAACTTCCTACAAGATTACTAATGACAGGTGATGAACTTCTAAAACAAGCAAATTTTCGAGGTAGAATGTATGCCAATGCAGTTGAGAACACTTTAGATTTAGGAATACCTTTATATTCTAAAGAAGGTAAAAAAAATGTAGAAAGTGTTTTTAAAAGTGGTTTTGATAAAAATGGTAGAGCAAATATAAAAAATAATCCTATTGCTGCTGACGCTTTACAATATGCTAGAGAAAGTACATATACTAATGATTTAAAAGGTGGCTCTTATTTAGATTGGGGATATAAAATACAAAAATTCTTAAATGCTTCTCCAGAGTTTAGATTTCTAATGCCATTTATAAGAACACCGACAAACCTTTGGAGACATTTTGGAAATAGAGTTCCAATAGCCGGTATATTTACAAAACAAATGAGAGACTTATGGAAGTCTGGAGATAGAAGAGCAAGAGCTGAAGTTATAGGGAGACAATTAGTTGGAACATCAGTTACACTTTATGCTTACGATCAAGTATTTGGTGAAGTAGAAGATGCTCAAGGTAATCGTTATCCTGCTGTAACTGGTAATGGTCCAAGAGATTTTAGACTTAAAAAAATGTGGTTACAAAATGGTTGGCAGCCATATTCTATAGCTAGAAAAAATGATGACGGAACTATAACTTATGTTCAATATTCAAGACTAGACCCTAGATTTTATGTTTATGGTGTACTTGCAGATATTAAAGAAAATATATTTGATAATATTAATGATAACGATAAACAAAATATGTTGGCTTCAGGCGTATTATCAGTCATGGCAAACGCAGGAAATAAATCATATTTAAGAGGAGTTTCAGATGTTGCCTCTCTTGTTGCTAATCCTACACCAGAAAACTTTTCCCGATACGCAGGAAATGTTGTAGGTAATGTTATACCTTTTGCATCATTTAGATCGCAAGGTTTTCCGGGTGCTTTTGATATACAAACAGAAGTTAATAATGTTAGATCGTTTAACGACAAAATATTAGATAAAATTGGATTAGGTAATAAATATTTAGAAAAAAGAGTTGATGTTTTAACAGGTGAACCAATAGAAAGAACTCCAAACTCTCTATACTTTAATCCAAATGGTTTTCTTTCTTTATCTACTTTTTTACAAGGACCATCATTAGTAGGAAGGCAAGTTGATGTAAAAGCTGATCCTGTATTGAATGAAATAATGAATTTAAAAGTAAGACTAACAGAGCCTTCTGAAACTAAAGGTAAAGTTGTTGATTTATTATCTTATGAAAAAGATGGTACTACAGCTTATCAATTTTGGGTACAAAATATAGGAAAAGTAGAAGCTCCTTCTGGTAGATTTAGAGGTCTAACACTAAAAGATGCTTTACAAAAGGTTATAAATGATGAAATAAGGATTGGTGGCAAAAAATATTCATCTTTGAGTGATGGAGATCAAAACTTTGAAGGTGGCAAAGAATATGCTATTAAGAAGATATATCAAGCGTATAAAGATTATGCGGAGAAAAGAATGTATGCAGAATATCCAGAAGTAAGACAAGCAGTAGAAAATGCTTTAAAAACTAAAATAAAAGTTTTAAAAGGTAAACAATGACAATATCAAATACAAGTGTAAAAAATTCTTATACAGGTAACAATTCAACAGCTACCTTTAACTATACATTTAAAATTTTTGCTAATTCTGACTTACAGGTAATTATAAGAAAC